CACCAGAGCGGACCAGCCAGCACCGCCGCTGCGATGAAGGCGAGGAACGGCACGCCCTCCCAGATCAGCGTCTGGCGGTCTGGCGGGAAGGACCGGCCATAGGCGGCCTCGCCCAGCCGGTCAATCGGATCATGCGACAGGAACGCCAGAGCACCGCCCACGAGCACACCAACTGGCCCTGCGGCGAGATACCCGCCCACGGTCAGGGATGTTCCGACTGCGGCGTGGTGGGCGCTATACATCCTCGAAATCCGCTTCGGTAAACCCGAACCGCTCGATCAGGCTCAGGTCTTTCACGTCAACCCAAACCGGCTCAACGGCAGGGCCGTCATAGTCGGGGTCGTTGTAGTTGTCGGGATACACCGCCTGATTTTCACGGCGCGTCATGCTGCCCTTGAGGCGATCCATAAATTCTTTGTGCTGCTTTGTTCCGGCAACCGCGTCTAGATCAGCGCGTGTGTTGATGATGTTTTTCATAGTGCGTTACCCCAGTTTCAGGTGATCACAGACAAAGCGCGCGCCGATGAAGTTTTCCGAGAAGGACGCCTCGCGGCGCCAGCTCGACGTGCGAGACCCGGCGAGCGAGGCGTTGTCCCAGTACCCGCCAAATCGGCCCGCATGGGGCGCGCTGTATTCCGAGCCGCGTCCTTCCGTATCGGCATCCCAGCTTGCAGCCCCATACGGCCCGCCGCGATCCCGGCCCCACACATACATACAGCCGGTTGACTGGATCATGCCCCACTTCGAGGTGAATTCCTCCCAGCCTCTCGTCGCGCCGGTGCTATCGACGCCGGTAGTGGGCACATTAGACCCGCCGCTCGCCGTGGCCTCGGTCGTGCCATAAGCCGCAGCCATGAACTCCTGCTGGGTGAAGCACCGCTTGCCAAACGCCAGCGCCAATTCCATCGCCTCGAACCATGTCAGCGAGCCATAAGTGGTGGTGCCATTGCCGCCGAACATCGCGGGCACTTTCGGTGGGCTGTCCCCGTCTGCGATGGTCACGTTATAGGCCGATGAGCCATTGGTGATCGCGTCCACGCCGCAGAGGTAGATATCGGCCCAGAACGCATCCGCGACCAGCGTCATACCGCGCGGGTCGGAGCAGGCCGGCCGCCACGCAACATCCCAGAACGAATACTCGTTGATCTGGGCAGTTGTGTTGCCGCCATCTTGTGCGGCAGCGTTGCCGCCGGGCGCGTAGTGGAACCCACCCACCTCAAGCGAACCGTCGGTCTTTGCCCAGATCGCATAATCCGTGCCCGCCGTCAGCGTCGGCATGGTGATCGACGTGCCGGATGCGATGGACAGCACCGAGCCATTCAGTCAGGGTTGGCTTTGGCGAATATGCCTCTGCCGGATCGGAGGGTTTCGATACCGGTTGTCTCGAGATCGGTGACCGTGGCAGGTGCTGGGTCATCTTGCCCCAGGGTGAAGCTATCCGCTCGACCACCGGAAATTACGACGTCATCGGCGCGCTGAAGAGCCATGGATCCGAGGTCAGCTCCGATGAACGGCTTGAAATAGGTGGGATCCGTGGGAAGGTTGTCCGTGCTCGTCTGGATACAGAAATAGGCGTTGCTTTCATAAGTGACGATATCGTTGACTTTATATGTCGTGAGGGCGCTGTAATCGCCCTGGTATATCATCTTCACTCGACCCAAATTGACGGAGGGCATGGCTGTTACTCCACGTATGTCATGATGAGATCACCGGCAGCGTCTATCTCGATACCGGTGATGGCGGCGCTGTTGTAGCTGACGATCAAGTCGCCATTTGCGTCGATAGAAAACGCCCCGAGCACGTTCAGAAGGGCATCGCCCAGTGCGAGAAGCGAGGTGTTGGCGGCCGCAGCGTGGGATGAGGCGGACGCCGCGTCGTTGGCCGAGGCGGCGGCGCTGACGGAGGCCTTGATGCTGTGGTGTTGTGCAGAAAACCGATCAGGACCGGTCTCAACTGGAATGTTTTCGGCCGCAACAGCCCAGGCTTCGGCTTTTTGCTCGCTGAGCAGTGCGGCGGCGGCATAAGCCTGCGCGTCACCAACATATTCCGCGTATGGCGCGCGATACGCGACGCCACCGCGGACAACAATGGTTTCATCGCCCGCTTCGGCATTGAGCGCCGTGGGGATGAGGGTATAGGGGATGCCGACCAGGGCCATTCTCGGGTTCCTCGATCTCGGGAGGGGCTAGGGGGCCTCTTGGCCCGGTGTGGAACTTAGGCGCACAATAGCACGTACTTTGTGGAATATCATCCATTCAATTGACTGAGCGATATCCTCATGTTGGCAAGAGTCGCGCCGGCGCCGGTGTAGGTGGCGTCGGCGGCGAGGCGGGCGACCAGTCGGAACTCATCAAAGTCGGGGGCCACCGGATCTGTGGCGGCGCCCTCCAACAGTTCGAGTGTGAAGTGTTCCGGAAGGCCGGAATGGGCGTAGATCCGCATTGTGGTGGGCGCGCCAAGCTCGGCCCAGGCTCCGGCCGTGACACGGGCCTGTAGCTTGACCTCTACCCGCGTCGGATTAGCGTCGGCGGGCTGTATCTCGCCTGAAACGCGGGCGATCAGCGGGTTGGTGATGAGCCCGTCAGCGCTGACGTAGGTGTTGAGATCGAGTGTGGCTGCCGCCACCTCGGCATAGGTGCCCGATGTGACGAGATTTGCGGGCGCGGCAGTGGTGCCGACAGAGAGCGCCGCGAGGATCTCGCTCGAGGTGGTCTGAAACGCCTCAAACGCGCTGAGAATTTGGTCAGCCTGGGCGCTGCTGGCCAAGCCGACGGCGTCGGCGAATGTGTCGGTGTCGGACAGGCGTTTTCCGACCGCTGACGCCACGGCATGCATCTCGGACCAGCGCACGGCGCGCGACTGGCGTGGATTGCGCGCACCGGCGAGGATATCGAGGCGCTCCTTGTCTGTTGCGGCAAAAACAGGGGGGGGCATTACGTCGCTCCGAGCAGGTCGGACGGTGTCTGCGCCAAGTGCAGCGCAAAGAGTCTCAGGGTGCTGGTGATCTCAATCTCCCACTTGGAATATTCACCGGTCGGAATGCGCTCGATTTTGGAGAAATTGGTAAATGTCGCAATGACCGATCCATCGGCGATTATTTTTGCTTCGAATTCGCCCAGATCGACATCCAAAACGAAGATTTGATCTTCGCTCTCGACCTCGAAGGTGATGTAGTTCGTCGCGTCGTCGGCGAGATCCAGCAGGATAACAACGTCGTCACCCTGGCTAAATGATGTGTCGATCATCTGCGCCTTGAAGGCGCCGAAGCCGACCGGGTGGGGCCGGAAAAAGGGCGCCGACCGCCATGTCAGCGGCTTGTAGACCATATCTGGTGGGTCCCACTCGCGAACGCTGCGCGAGCCCGAAAGGTAGTAGGCGCTGCCAGATGAGGTGTCATAGAACATGGCCGCGGCGTCGAGATCGTTGGTGAGCACTGATGGCTCACCATTGATTCCGGCTATGGCAATGCCGCGTCGGCTGTCGCCTTGCTTGTGCGAAAAAAGGTAATCGCCTGCGATCTGGCCCGCCACGATGGTTTCGGGGCTCATCGCGCGCCATTGTTCTCGAGTCCAGAGAGGTTGCGATATCAAGGTAGCGCTGCCCGGGGATATGAGGGCCAGCCCGTCGACGGACGGGTAGACCGCAGAATAACCGAGGTCCACAATGCCGCGGGCGGAGACACAGGGCAAATCGACCTCCACCTTATCCATCACCATCGAGTCGGGATGGGCGCCTTGAACGACGTATGGGGTCGCCTCGGTGAGCACCGCCAGTGTGGTTCCCATGGATGCCAGCCCAACAATAACGGAATCGGTCGTCAGGGTGTATTTCACCGGCCATGCATGTGGCCGCCACGGCTCGCAGAAATAGAGCGTTTTATTCCGGAACGCGGCCATCATGCCGTTGGGCATCGACACGAGCCCCCGCAGCTCGTCTGGCGGTGCATCGTAATCGGTCGAGGGGATTATTTCTCCCAGGGGTTCGGTGACGGGGTTGTGCGAGTAGGAGGTCGTCGAGATTGCCACCTCTGCGCAGTAATACAGGTCGGTGGTGCCAAGCGCGCTCGTTTGGGACCGATAGATGCGCACCCGGTTTATTCGGCGCTGGCCAACAGGAGAAACACCCGGGAGATCGGTCAGATCTACGACATCTCCGGTTGACCACCAGATGCTGGTGGAGAGTGGCGCTGGCGGGCTCTCTTCGTCGAGTTCGGTGACGAATGTGTAGGTATACATCACGGCGATCTTGGTGGCCTCGTCGGGCGTCTCCGTGTTTGTCGCGGTGAGGGCCGCCGAGGGCGGGTCCAGTTTGAGCGGAATTTCGCCCGTTTCCTCGGTGTAGACCTTCGGGGCCCCGTGGCCGGTGATATAGAGCCGTGACGCATCGACCGGGCCTGGTGCGGCCTTAACCTCCGCGTCCCACCCCAGCCACGTATCGCCGAACAAATAGATCGACCGCATATCTGCGGTGAAAGTGTGGATCGGCTTTGGTTCGCGGATGGGTGACAGTGAGCCATCTTCGAGGCGGGCGTTGTGGGCCACCTGCGCATAGTTCGGCGGTAGCAGCGTCGGAGTGACGCGAGGCATGGTGCCGCGGAAGTTTCTGATCGAGAGCGGGCCCATCAATCGCCCTCACAACCAATGAGGTTTCGAGCGCAGGGGGGCGCGCTGCTGGCCCTGCACCCCATAGGCACTGAGGGAGCCGACACCTGCCTCAAAGCGCGCGGCAAACACGCCAGCCATCTGCAGGTTGGTGTAGTCGCGCTTCGGCACGGCGAGGATGCGCGCCAGGGCCCCGGCGGCGATCAGTTCCGCATGGTCGATAAACAGGAAGTCTGGCACCTGGTTGTAATAGTCCTGCATCGTGTCTTCCGGGTCGCGCCCGAATTCCTGCCCGACGCGCGGTTGCAGCGCGACGGTGGTTGTCAGATCGCAGGCCTGGAACGGGTAGAGGCTGATCTCGCCCGGGGCGCGCTGGAAGTAGTAGCTCGGGACGGAGACGGGCACGTCGCCCGGCGGTATGTCGGAGGCTCGGGCCGGGCTCAGTTCTTCACCATCGACCGAGGCCGCGACGATTTTCACAACGCGGGCGTAGGGCGGGATGTCGATGGTTTCGGTGGCAGTGGCCATCGCCTGGGTGATGGTCTCCTTCCACAGGAGGGTGCGCGCGCAAAAGTCGATCGCGGCCAGCCGGATGTTCTGCTCGGCGATGAACGCGGGGCAGGTTGTGGCCTGTGGCAGGACCATCGGAAGAAAGACGGAGGTCTGCAGCATTGTCGCCATGTCGGGCCTCCTAGCTTGGGGTGGTGTTGGGGCTGGCCGCGATTTCCGCCTGCGCCTTCGCACCGAGGGCAGCCATGAACAACTGGTAGTGGGACTGGGCCCGACCGGCGGCGCCCGGGTTCGGCGCGTCGACCGAGAATGCGCGGAACAGCACGTAATCGACGATCGCCATCTGGTAGCGGTCCTTGATGTCGATGTCGGCTTCCAGGTCCGCAGCGCTCGCGGCGGCGGGAAGGGTGGTGACAAGCGCCTCGATCACGCCGGTGCCGTCATTGCCGGGCATGACGTAGAACCCGTTCTGGTCGGCCTCGTCGAAGACGACGTGCTTGACGGATGAGGCAAAAGGCACGACGTCGGGGTCATGCCAGTTCGGAATAGCGCTGTCGAGATCGGCCCGCTCGACAACGGTGATCGGGGTTCCCCCGGTGCGGCCGGATGGGCTGTCGTCGAGAGTCGCGAGGTTGCGGATCGCGCGCACCAGCGACAGGTGCTCGTCGGCGAGGGTCTGATAGGTGCCTTGCGCGAGCTCGATCTCGACGGTTTCGTTGGTGGCGTTCGGCTTGACGGTCGGGATCTCGATCAGCGCGGCATTGATCCAGCCGATCAGATCGCTGACGGGCCAGCGCACGTGGTCGGGATCCTGCAGGGTGATGCTGGCGAGGCGGATGACGTCGTTTGGTGTGAAGCTCATCGCTCATGCGCCCGGGCTGGTGGTGGGGCGGCCCGGGCTGCATCGGCCCGGGCCCTTGGTGGCCGAGGGTCAGTCGGCGTCGGTCTGCTCGGTCTCGCCATCCTCATCTTCGTCGGCGCCGCCGATATCGCCTTCGTCGGCGCCGCCGATATCGCCTTCGGCGGCGGTCAGAGGCGAGGTGTTGTCGTCGGGAATGACCGGGTCGGTCTCAACCGGGGGGGTGACCGGGGTCAGAGCCTTGCGGATATGCTTGACGACGGTCTCGGTCCCGGCGCGCGGGTTTGCCGGGCGCCCCATGACCGTCTCAAACACGGCGCGGGCCCGGTCGTCGTCGCCCAGGAGGGCATCGTAGTCGATCTCTCCGGTGTCGGTGCGCGGCGGCTCGCTGTCGATGACT